AAGGCAAGCATCTGACTGTCAACTACGTGCATGAAAGGTATGCTACCAGTAGACTGACTACCGTTAGCAGTTGAAACGCCATTACTTCTAACAGCACCCCAATATCCACCCAAGCCTCCACCTCCACTTGCCAACCATATGTTCTCATCATAGTGATCAGATAGCCCACGCCTTGAATCAGGAACATAATTGAGAAAGCAGCTAATAGGTAAACCACGTGTGGTTCCCCCGTTACTAAGTATAGGAGTGCTAAAACCGAACCAGCCCTTGCTTGCGTAGTTATAAAGGCGCTGTGCAAGATTGTAGTCAGTATGTCCTTGATACGTTGCACCATAGACCGACGCTCTGGCAAATGCTTCTTGGGCATGTGTCTCATCTCCCCAGAAATATCTATCCTTCAGTGTCTCTAGTGAGAACACATTAAGGTTTTCTTCTCTGTCATAATCAATCTGGATACCTAAATAATCCTGTACGCCTACCTTACTTGTCACTAGGGTTCTCCAGCATATACGTAATCAATCGTTCTTCGTACCACCTAGCTTTACGTAGGTCTTCAATAGGACTCTTCTTGTATCTAAAGCGCCACATGTACTTCAGGGCATTGCCACGTAGGTAGCCAATGTACTCGTCGTGATTGAGCATACCCTTGATGGCATCAATACACTCTAGGCTACCAGTGTTGTAATGCTCTGGCCGGTGTACACTATCGTACTTGTAGTCTCCGTACACTGGGTGGTCGTTAGGCTCGTTGTCCTCATCATAGATACGGTTCCAAGCCTCCGCTATACTCGCTTTACTGTTGCGTAGTTTATTCCACTCTTCTGGTGTTGCGTTATCAATACTCATCTTGTTCTACCTCTACTTCATCTTCATCTACTTCGGCTTCAAACACCTGTAGACGGTTAATAAATTTATCTTCAAACCTATCCAGCAGCTCTTCAGAACTAATGTCCAGGGCTTCCAGTAAGTCTTCAGCGTCATAGCGTTTAAGGATACGCTCTATTACTTCATCCATTGTTAGTGACATGATCTACATACTCATCAACTGTGTAAAACTCAAAGCCTTCTTTGTGGCACCACTGTCCCATCGTAATCTTAGAACCTTTCCTGACCTTCTTGTTGGGGTCTGACAGGACAAAGATTAACTTGATTGGTTTAATACTATCACGTATTGATGTGTACTTCTGGGTGTCTCCTGCCCTAAAGAATCCTTTAGTCTCAATGTAGTCACCCGTCTTCTTGTCCACAAAGTCTGGCTTGTATTTCCTGTGCATCACGTATGGTACATCATATGGCTCATACAAGTAGCGTTTCTTAGGCGCTGACTGTGCAAAGCGTTTCTCTAAGCCTGATCTGTAGATGCTCTGCTTACGTGATCTCTTGGACTTTAGGCTCATTTACCACCTCCGTTAAGTATCGTGGCCCTGTAGAGTACAAGAATGTACGAAGGTCTGGATAACAAGCATGTTTGAAGTGACAGTAAGAGCAACCCATAGCCAGCTTCTTGTTACCGGACTTGCCGTCAGGCACTGTGTCATGGCACAAGGGTGGTGGTTCCTTCTGCTCTACCATCTCCTTCACATGGATGATACGCTCCTCTATGTCCTTCTTCAGCACTTCATAGACAGGAGCCTGCTTGTCCTCTAGGTCATACTTCAGGTAAGTCAAGTGACCGTTAGCTTTGTCCATAGCCAGCCAGCCTACCTGTGTCTCACCTTCAGACCTAGCGTATCCCTTGATCTGATCTATGTACCCAAACGGATCATCAAAGGCAAGTGAAGCGTCCCTGAACTTCTTGAAGCCGTAGGTACTGGCAGACTTAACGTCAGTCACTATACCATCAATCTTGCAGTCCATGCTGCCTGAGATACCCTGTACAGTAGCCTGTGCTTGCTCATGTGTCACTGTGTGCCCTGCTAGACGTACAAACAGTAGCAGCATCTCCTCAATAAGATGACCGTACATGAACTTCACAAGGGTATGTGGCTGCATCTTTTCCTTCGGCCCTACATTGTTGTAGTGGTTCCACAGGAACCTGTCGGTCTTACCGATGTTAGACATACGCAGCTTACGTGCATCAAAGCTACCACGTTGGGTAAACTCCTTACGCATAAGATCCTTACATGCCTCACCAAAGTCATCAATGATCTGCTCAGCGTCCACTGACCTGTCAGGTGACTTGAACTTCACAAGATTGTATATGTCATCTATCAGGGTGTTAGTTGTTTTCATCAAAGTATCCATCTAGTATACGTTCAGCCACTGGTGCAGCAATTACAAACCATTCATTCTTATTACCATGAGTTTTCCTTAGTAGCTCATGTATCTCACTCTCTGCTTTACGTCTGTCCTTAGTGTCATAAGACTTTATCAAGATGTAGTCCCTGTATGGGCTACCTGTCTGGAACTGCTTTAGCCTGTCCTCTGCATCTATTGCCATGCCTATCTTAACCCAGCTAGGGTAAGCTGGACTATACAAGATGTACACTTGACCTTCTTTTGCAGTCTTGTAGTTACTCAGTGACTCAAACGCTGCATCACCGAAGGACTTGTAGCGTCCAGGTTTGTACAAAGGATGTTTTTTAGAAATGTGTTTACCGTTAACCCACATCCTTTTACTGTTGTACTCATTTTTGCATGGGCGGCAAATTAACTCATTTTTACTTTCTCTTGAAACACTCCAATTTTTTTTAGGCTCCAAAACTGCCCCACATTTGGAGCAAAGTTTAGTGTGTGTCTGCCCAACTACTTCCAACTTGGTACTCTCCTGTGAGTTTACAGTTGAGTCCCAGTTCAGTTCCTGCTGCTTCCAAGCAGGAGACTGCAAGTCTTCCGTACTTGTCTGCGTGGTCTGATCTAACTTCCGCTTGTACTTCGTCATGGATGTTCCCCACAAAGTAATAGTCTAATTTCCACATTGTAGCATACTCTTCCAGCAAACACATTGCTTTCTTCATAACAATTGCACCGGCACTTTGCAGTAAAGTATTGAGTGCAGAGTGTGCTGACCTAATATGTAACAACCTGCCGTCTAAGCCTTCAATAGTTCCTTGCTCTGACTCTCTGACAATTCTGTCTTTAAGATCTGAATATGCTGTGAGATTAGACATAAATCGTTCTCTAAGTGTTTTACCAGCAGCTCTGCCTGCTGAAGCCACTGTTCCAAGTTTCTCATCTCCTGCCCCGTAGAGAAGTGCGTAGATGAAAGTCTTTGCCTGATCTCTTGATTCAAGTCCTGCAAGGTGCTGGTTAGCAGTGTGGATGTCTCCGTTAATGACTTCATTTGTGTACTCCTTATCGTCCATGTAGTGGGCCAACATGCGTAGCTCTAGGCCACTAGCGTCAAACCCTACAAGTTTATAGCCTTCTCTGGCAACCCAGCACTGTCGGCATTCCTTGCCATACGGTGAGTAGCTTGCCGGTACTTGGGCCAAGTTTGGTTTAGAATGTGTCATACGACCAGTAACAGCACCATTGGTGTTAACATAGCCATGCACTCTGTCGGTGTCTGGGTTAGCTTCATCTACCCATGACTGCACTTGAGCAACACGCTTTTGTAACATCAGGTACTCAGCGATCAACGCTGCCTGTGGTATGTCCTTCACTGTAGACAACACTGCTTCATCTACTATTGGCTGACCTGTTGGTGTTAGCTTTTTAGGCTTCCATCCAAAGTCCTTCAAGTACTCACCTATCTGCTGACGGGAGCCAAGGTTGAATGGCTTGAGTACCTGTCGCATGAAAGGTTCTCTGTTGCCTGACTGCTGCACCTTCTGGTACTCATCGTCAGTGAGTCCTACCTTAGACAGGCTACCGTCCTTCTTGGTCTTTGGCACTACCTGCTTAACGTCAACCCACTTAGGCTTGAATACCTTGTGTACTTCATCCTCCACAACAAGCTTGCGCTCCTTCAGGGTGGCAAGCAAGTCCATAGCATGTCTCATGTCCAAAAGCCAACCATTACGTATCTGCTTCTGCACAATCCACTGCGTCTCGTGCTCAAGGGCAATAGACTCCTTGCTAAACTTGCTTAGCTCTAGCTTCATCTTGTTGTATGCCTTAGCTGTCACACGGACATCTTGGATACAATAAGCAACCATCTCATCGGACAGGCAAGTCCAATCACTGTGATCTCCTTTAGGGAATCCCAGGATTTCACCCCAGTTAGACAGCCTGTGGCCTCCTTCACGTTGTGGGTTAGCAAGACGGGAGAGCACTAATGTGTCCTCTACTCTGCTCTTGTCCACCGTGATGCCCCATAGCTTCTCTAACACCGGCATGTCAAAGCCTATCAGGTTGTGCCCCACTACAGGGAAGTCACCTGAGAGAGCCTTTGCGAGGCTTTCACGGTCGTAGTGTTCCTGTACCACATCGTCCTGCATAGTTACTGCTAACCATATGGTGTCAGGATCAAGACCGTTAGTCTCTATGTCCAAGAACATTGGTTTATAAGGCACTGTCTACATCCTTCGGCTTACTTGTCTCTGACATTCTACCAGTAAAGTTATCGTACTTCAGGTAGCAACATGCACCAGTTAGCCCAGAGTAACGGTTCTTGAGCACACGCACTGTTGTCGTGTTACGTCGTTCAGGGTTATCGTCCTGTTGATCACGCTCCAAGCCAATGACCATATCAGACAATTGTGCTATAGCCTGCGAACCACGCAGTTCACTTAGGCTAATCTGCCCACCGTCCTCGTGTGCCTTGCCTTGGGTACGCTTCAGGTGCGACACAAGGAACAGGCCTACGCCTAGCTCCTGCACCAGTGACCGTAGCTTGGTCATGATAGCATCAATAGCTTTGCGCTCATCACCGTTGTCCTGTGCTGACACAACGATGGACAGGTGATCTAGGATAATCCACTTGCAGTCCAGCGCCTTAGCCATGTACCTGACCCTAGCCAATAGGTTGTCCTCGCTGGTGCTGCCCCAGTGGTCAAACAGGTAGAACCTGCCGGTACCAAGGGTGTCCTCCCAGTAAGGAAACGCTAGTTCTGGATCAAGCTCCTCCTCAAGGTGCAAGGGACAGTCTGCCTCTACTGACATGATGCCTAGCGCAGTCCGAGCAACATCCTCCTCCAATGCTAGGATTCCAATGTTGTCCTCCGTTGCCCTGAGCAAGTAGTGCTCTAACTCCCTGACCATCTGAGATTTACCCATGCCTGACCCTGACGTTATCGTCACTAGCTCGTATGGTCTAAATCCCTTCGTGTAGGTGTTGAGTCCCTGCCAAGGATACGGTATTGACTTTACCTTGATCTTGTTGGTTAGGGCATCCCATGTGTCACTGCCTTGGATGATACCATCAGGCTGATAGACCTTGGAATTCCACCACGCCGCAGTGAAGTCTCTCACCTTGTTAGCTACCAGCATCTCACTAGCGTCCTTCAAGGGTAGCTTGACTATCTTTAGCTTGCTTGGTGAGAACAAGTCCTTGATATCATCTATGGCCTGCTGGCCTGCCTTGTCACCGTCAAAGCAAACAACCACGTTGTCATAGCCTTCAAGGAAATCCAGGTTCTCCTTGATCTCCTTAGCTGCTGACGATGCTCCGTTACGCAATGAGACTACATCCCACTTGCGCTCAAACATCTCAGACACACTAAGGGCATCTAACTCACCTTCTGTGATTGTTATATACTTACCACCACCACGGCACGTTTGCTGTCCGAACAGACCTACATTAGTGGTCATGTCACCTGTAGCATGGAAGTCCTTGGTCTTCACATGACGTATCTTGGTGGCTTTCAGTTCGTCGCTGTCAGTGCTGTAGTACGGGTAGATGTGTTTTGCAATCTCACCGGAGGCATTGTACTCCACCATGACATTGTACTTCCTACAAGTCTCTTGGCTGAGTCTCCTGTCCGGTATTGCTGCTATGACTCCCGATGCTGTCATATCTTCTAATGGCCTCCTTGGTTGGGGCTGTAGTTGAACTACGTTGCCATTCACATTTTCGTGGTGATTGCACCCTGCTGCAAAACAATGAGCCGACCCGTTGCTATAACGGGCCAGCGCATCACTTGAGCCACACTTAGGGCATGGCTCATGTTTTACAAAGGTGCTCTTTTCTCCACTATAGGTCGGCATCTATGCCGTTACTGTCTTCGGCTACTTCCACTACCCGTACTGCGTTTAGGTAGGTCGGTGTGCCGTGTACAGGGTGTGGTGTTGCTGTCTTATAGCTAAGACGCACCACAGATCCTCGCGGGATGTTACCAACGAAAGGTTGGTCGTTAGCATCAATGACTTTTACATTGAACTTGCTGGTGAACTTCCGCTGTTTGTTACCTTCGTACTCCCGTAGCTTAACACCCTGCTCAGCTAACAAATCAGCGTTATCATCGTCCAAGGTGATAGTCAAGGTGTACTTGCCTGTGTCCTGTCCGTTATAAACTTCTGTGCTGTCCAAGTGAGCAAATGCTGCTTTACCACTAACTACTGCCATATCAATTACCTCTAAGGTTTACTTTAGTTTACTAAAGAGAGCTAAAGAATAATCATTATGATAATCACAATGTGTTCTTCGCTCTCTTGAGTCTATTATACATGAATCTGACTCATGCGGGCCTGGATCATCATGAAAATAATTCATGTTGGGATGTTAACCGTTTCACCTCCTCAAGTCTCTTAACTAAATCTTGCACTTCGTTATCGTCTACCTTTTGGTTTGGAAACCTTGCTTTCAGTGATTCCACGTTGCAAGGGTTGCACAAATCTAGCTTGTCTTTGTCCTCAAGTAGTACATTGCAGGCTTTACAGCGCATTAGTGTACCTCCTGTGACTCATTACCTACTAATTGCGCGTACAAGCACTCTAAATCGTCCGTAGAGCGGTTTTCTAGGTCATCGTGTACGTAGGCACTGCACATTGCTAACATCTCGCTAACGGGCATTACGTTAAGCCTGTACTCACTCAAGGTTTGCACAATAACATCACGCCTGTTTTGTTCTGGATCTTGTTCGTTACTGTCTGTAACATCTTCGTCCCAATATGTTGTGCTCATTTGACCACCTCAGTCAGCCCATGCCAATCGTTTATGGCAAAAGTAATTTCTTTGTCGTGCGGTATGTACCATGACCTCAAGCCAAGGTGTACACCAGTATACGAGCGTCCTCTTGTCAGGCCGTATCTTCGCTTGTGTTTTCTCAGTCTGTAAATCATGTCCCTTGTCTCCTAATTTTTGTTGATCTTGAATACATACACATCCTTTTTGCTAGGGTGCATGTACAGGCTGTAACGCCCTTTACAGTATACATGAGCGGCGGTCTGTACGTTAGCTCTTTTGGACTTCTCCACTAAAAACCACTCGCCTTGGCGCATCCCTAGCATTAGTGGTTTCCAGGTTCCTTGATTACGTCGGTACAATTGCTTCGGCGCTACTGTGTTTGTTACTTTGTAAAATTTCATTGGTTAGTTTCCTTCTGGTTTTGGTTTAGTTTAACTCTTCTTGCCACTGATTGCACTTGGCGCAATAGTGACCGTCGGGGTATTGTTCCACGGTTCCACGTCCCGACAGGCTTTCATATTCTGCCGGTACGTATTCCCATTCATGATTGCATTCTTCTACTGGCTCAGGTCTTCGCATAGCATCCGCAAGGGCTTTAATTTCCTCCGCTAGTTCTAGTATTGATTTGTCGCTGTGGTTTCTTCTCATGATGTCACTCCAAGTAATAGCGCCCACGTTAGGTAAACGCCAAGAATAATTGTAACGGCTGCTGTTGTTTTGTTCAACACTG